CTCAGGTACAATTCCAGCTTGTGGTTTACCAAACCAACCACCAAACCAACTCGTACTGCTACTACCACCAGTCGTATTAGTGGGTGCGGGAGCATGATTTGCGCAAGAACATATAGCCTTGGGCATATCACACTTCTGGCACCATTGCATAGGACCGATTTTCGCCGTAGCGTACTCAACCAATTTTAATTGGCCTTGGTAGTATTCACGAGCTTTAGGAATGTACCATTTCACAAACTCAGGAAAGGTTATCCCACGCTGCATCCATGACTCAGCGTATTCTTTCTCAAAAACATCCGATCCATCGGGAGCGGTAGAGAATTTTCCCACCTTGACATGTAGAATCCAAAAATCTGGGATCTTGCGCTCCTCAGGAGTTCGCCTAACGTTCCAAGCGTTAGCTTTATCCTGGTCTAGCATATGACCTCCATTTATTCTGAATTCTGGTTTCACTGTCACCGTTATGTGCCATCTAATCCGCCGAAGAACAGAGTTCTTCTTGTTGGAATACTTTCCGGCATCGAGATCCTCCTTATTGGAGGTCAAAACGAACACTTTCGGCTCAACTCGCACCTTGCCCTTCAAATGGGCCTCAGCTTGAGGTGCGGCCATCGGTACTGGGTTAGCTATATCAATGATGTCCCTTAGCGGACTCTTGTCTAGCCACTCAGCCTTAGTGTTACAAAAATCATCTCCCACAGCGGCAATGAAACATGTCTTCCAGCCATCCATAAAATTGGCACCTTCCTGCAAATATCCGATTAACTCATCCGAGAATTCGATGTTATTGGCAGCACAGAATATCTCAATAAACGCGCGATACAAAGTTGATTTCCCAACACCAGTATCGCCAAAGAACAATGCGGTTTCTGGGACCACTCGCAATCCAGCTCCATTTCTGAAGGTGTTGTATGTGGTGGAGATACCCTTAATTGTCCTCCTGTAAACTCCTAGTTGTGTTTTGATCATTGGATCCGTTGCATTTCCATGTAATAGATCAATTTTCTCCTCACATTTTTGGAGTATACGAGCGTAATGATTTTCCGGTTGACCAGTCCTACTCGTGTAATTTCCGGTTTGAATGTCCTCAATGTGTTGTAAAAGGAAGAAGTAATCAGTCTCAAACGATGTGATTTCATCTTCTGAATAGAACAAAGGAGTGATACTCCCAGTTGTGAAACATTTGTAACCAGTTTCGACAAAGAATAGAATCGAATCAAGGATTGATGTAACCAAGTTGGGCGCATTCATAGTGCGCGGTAGAGCTTTCGCTCGGTACAATTCGAAGCCATTAAAATTCCATGATAGTTTTGCAGCCGAACACATTTGAAGTGAGATGGCGCAGCTAATAATAAAATTAAGATGCTCGAAAACTTGGTTCCTTTTTACGGTTTTCCAATTAGCAACCGCGGAACGTAATGTCTCCACGAAGCTATTTCCAATACTTTCCGGTTGGATACCACCAAATGTAGCGTCAAAAGCCTTCTTAATCGAGCTTAAAACACTGATACCAGAATACTCATGTGCGCCAGATGCCATCTGCAAGATGAGCTGTTCAGTC